AGTTATTATAGTGAAAGGTTTTTTCATATTTCCAATGAACCCGTATGGATTTTGTGTTTCATCAATAGTGCCAATTTTATCTTCAGAACGTAAATATTTTTTTAATATATCCTTTACTGAGTCAGAAATTTTTTGAGAAGTTGGAAATTTTTTACCAACTCTAACAGTCTCATTTGTTATTGCTTCTCTTGATACTAAATTTAATGTAAAAGTTTCACTTCCTTCATCAATCAATACATTTGTTATAGATGCAATATAAAAATAATTTTCTGGATCTCTTGAAAAATCCAAACCCTTGTTAACTTTAGAATTTCCAGCAATTTTTATTAAAACTCTTTCACCTCCCCTTAATGGTAGACCATTATATATTGATTGCATAACACCATCTTTACCTCTTACTGATCCACCTGTGTTAGTTACAACAACTCTTGCAGTTAAATGGGGTGAAAAAATATTTTCAAAATATGTAAATGCAAGAACACCAGAAGAAATATCAGCTGTTCTTTGTTGATCAGCCGATTCTATAATGAATTTTTCGTATATTGACTTATTAACTGACATATTATTGAAGTATTATTTTGTGTAATTTTTTCATAATGTTTTTACCACTTTTTTTCATAGCATCAATATTAAGTGTTTTTGTTTTACCACCAGACATCGCTGGACCTGACATATTACCAGATGATTCTACTGGTTTTTCGATAATCATTATAGTTTTTCCTGAACCTCTTCTTTTTTTCAAATTTTTTCTTCCTCGTTTCATAGGAACTACTACTGGTGGAATGTCTGTTTCATCTTCACTTCCTCCAGATACAGAAAGTGATGGTAGGACACCTTTTTCCTTAGATACCTTTGATTCTTTCTTTAAAGTATCAGACTCTTGCTGACCTTTACCACCAAATATATTAGATATAAACCTATTGATACCACTTACTTGAGAATCTTCATTTTTCTTATTTTCTACTTCTTTATCATTCATTAAGTTTTTACCTTCAATTGTTTCTCCCTTTGATTTTGCTTCGTTTGAAGTTAATTCCTTGACATCTTTCTCATCTTTTATACTATCAGATAATTTTTTATCATTTTGTGAAGACTTTGAAGATAAAGTTGGTACTAAGGTTTCTTGAGGTATGATATCTTTTTGTTCTGATGCTTCCGCACCTCCATCTGTTGGTTTGGGTTTTTTATCTTTAGGTTCTCTCGTACCACCCTCAGTATCAAAGTCATCAATAATACCTTCATTAAATGATTTTAAACCAACGTTTTCTGGAAAATTATATTCATTAGCAGTATCAATTAAATCATTTGACGTTTTAACAAGATTGCCCTCTGTTGATTCTAAATTTTCTTCATTTTTTCTTTTTACAGCTAATAAATCTATAAATGGTAATTTGTCAATTGCGTTTTGGATTCCCATTCCAAATGATGTTAGAAAATCGCCTATACCCTCAACAAATCCAGTTAAAACACCAACCACTTTTCTTATTAAGTTTATAAATCCTTTAATCTTTTCAATTATTTTAGGTAATGTATTAATAAACCATCCTATCAAAACTATACCTAAGAAGTCAAGTATTCTTCCTAAAAAACCTTTCGTACTTCTACTAACAATATTCCCTTGCCTCTTTGTTACACCACTTATACTTGATGCTTCTAATTCATCTTCTCTTTGTCTTCTTCTTACTGCCTCTCTTCTTCTACTAAAAAATTCATTATCCTTTGAAATCAATTTTCTACTAAAAACATTATTTCTATTAGTTGTCTTTACTATGTCACTCGCAGTGCTATTTGATTTAACTATACCTTGCCTAAATTTATCAATAGATTTCCTTATCGAATCAATACTGATTGATGACTTTAATAGTGAATTTCTTCTTTTCTGTATTGACATTATGAAACTACATTATACATTGATTCAGATAGTGCGATTGAAGTATTATAAAAATCAGATGAGGGTATATTTGGTAAATAATCGCTAGGTGTACTTGATCCACCAGTTGATGCTAAATTAGATTGTTTTTTGGCAGCTCCTGCTACTGGGAAATTAATAATATTTGGAGATTCATTCATGTTAGATATTTCGTCAGCAACCTCTGATTTGTTATTATTAGCAGCCGTTATTAATTCTACTGTTTTTTCTGTTGAATTTCGATTTGATAATTTAACATCTATGTTCGTTATATCTGATTGATCTATTATTCCTGAATCACTTGGTGTAATTTCTTCTTTCTTTTTTTTATCTTTCTTTTTCCCCTTAAACATTCCAAATATTCTATCACTAAGCATTCCCAAAGCCTTTGCACCAAACATCGCACCTAACATTCCAGAAACAAGCCAACCAATACCATAAAGAATTCTAGCACCAGGAAAAGGTGCAAGAAGAAGTGGTGACGCTACTACAGCAAATTTAGTTGAAGCAATACCAAAACCTGCAAAACCACCAACAGCCTCAGCAACACCCCCAGTTATTGCCTGTGCTTGACCTTGACCCTGTTCTCTTCTCATATTATAATTATCTTTTGCTTCAAATGCATAGAATAGAAAACTTAATGGACCACTGAGTTTTCCTAAACCTTTACCTGGTAATAATTTGCTAAAAAATCCTGGTTTTTTTGTACTTTGTTCTACAGTCTCTGTTACAAGTTTTTTACCAGCTCCTCCTCTAAAGAAATTCATTATCTTTTTACCAATCCCTCCAGCACCAGGAATAGCTAACGCACCACCAGTAAGAATACCTCCTATACCAAGACCTTTTAATACTGTGCCACCTATTCCTCTTGTAAAGAATCTTTTTAGTTGATTTCCAAGTACTTTTCTAAATTCTTTTACGTTTACTCTTACAAAATTTAGTGCAGCAGCGAATGGTTTCCTTATCAAATCTGAGAACGCAATTTTTAATGCTACCTGTGATAATTTACCAACAACTCCCAATATTCTTCTTATTCCAATTAGCATCGTAGTGCCTATACCAGCTAATAATAATAAATTTGGAATAAAAGTTCTCTCAAATTCTTTTAATTTATCAATGTTCCCTTCAGATTTTATTCTATACAAAGTAAACATTCTGTCAGTTAACCAACCACCAACTAATATGAATAAAAAATTACCTAATCTACTTAAAATATTTTGAGCAAAACCAGCAACTCTTCTTACGGGAGCAAGCAATGCAAATTGTATTTTTTTCTCAAGTTCTGATTCTTTTCCTTCCCTTAACGCTTGCTCTGCAAGGATTGCTTCTCTTTTTTGTTTTTCTGCCTCTCTTTGTCTTTCTATCTGATCACTAATCGCTAAATTATCTTTAATAGTGATTAATGATGTGGATAAAGAATTAACTTGCTCAGATACACTACTTAATTGTGCAGATATTGAAGTAAGTGATAGTGAGTTTTGATTTAATAAACTTGTTGTTTGAGGATCTGGTGCAGGTGGTGGAACAGCACGACCAGTAAAGATACTAGAAGATACACTTCTTCTTATACCTCTAATGCCTCCTGCTATCGGGGATTGTAACCCTTGTTCCTCATCCATTTTGTTCTTGCTGTGCTTTTAAATTTTCCTCTTCAACGTGTTGTTGTAAAAGTGAAACATAAATTTCTCTCTCCCACGGAATCATATTTTCAAGTTCAGTTAAACTATATTTATGATGCTGCATTAAAGCAAAATTTAACTTATAGTATGACACTAGATCTTCATGTGCCATACTTATGCGAAAAAACTCTGCAGCCCCTCTAACTTAATTTCACTTTCAACCTTTGTATTTGGATTTATGACTTTTACTGTGTGAGATAGTTTTGGCATAGTCTCAAAAAATTTCTCAACCATTTTAAATTGATTTGAATTAAGAGATTCAATAAAATCAGATAATTCTTTCTTTGTGCATTCTTGATGTGACCATGATTCTTCCTCAGAATAAACTTGATCTATACAAGATGCAATCAATTCAAAAGTATCGTCTACTTTTACATCCTCAACTGCACCGAAATTTGTTTTAGTAAATTCATTTATTGAAGGATATTTCATTCTAAGAGTATAGGTATCATCAAGTTTTATGTCTCTTTTATGTTCATCACTTTTTTGAATTTTTATTGAATCAATATCAATCGACATTGGAACTTGTGTTTTACCGTCGTCAGGGCAAGTAACCATAACTTCAATATGTTCACCTACAGATTTTCCACGAACATTTAAAAACAAATATTCAATGTCAAACGTAGAAAGTTTTTCAACTTTTATACCCCTTGATAAAATACATTTTGAAAGGACATCTTTAATTGATCTAGCAATCTGTTTGGTGTCTTGAGACTCCATCGCAATGATAAGAATCTTTTCTTCCTTGACTAAAAAAGGTCTGTATTTGATTTTTTTATCCGATGAAGGAAGAGTCAACTCATAAGTCGGAGTTGATATGGTTGGTAATGGCATAATAATTACTACACTTCAGTAAAATTATTTATAGTGGTTTCTAGAATCTGTTTATAATAGGACGTTCACTTGAACCAATAGTAGAATTAGTGCCTGTAGCGGTAACACCAGTATCTAATTGTCTATAATTAACACCATTATTTAATAGTTGAATTGAACCATCTCTCATCAATCTATTCAACCTAACAGATTCTGCCTTTGCATTTATTCTTGCTCTATCACCTTTTCCTCTTTGATTATTTAAATCTATTCCTAAAGCTCTTGCAAGTGAATTAGATTCACCACAGACATATCTATCATAACTGAAATTCGCTGTTGCTTTTAAAACTTGAGAATTGTTATATGATACTCTTACTGAGTTAAGAGATAGAGGAAATAATCCAATGAATCTATACTCTAAAAATTGAGAATGATTTCTCTCAAACTTAACAACTCTTGTTTCATTTGCTTTATACTCATCAGGATATCTCATTTTAAAATGATAAGTATCTTGACTAGGATCACCTATTGAACCACCCGTAATGAACTCCATCCAATGTTCTATAAAACGTAATGATTTATATTCATTATCAACATAAAAGTCAAATGATATTTGAGTAAAATTACGTGTATGTGCAAATCTTTCTACAACACCTTGATAATCACCAGCGGTGTTAAGTGTCGCTAATGCACTACCTGGTAAAACTGCATCACTACAAAGCAATCCAACATTATCTGAAATAAAACGATCATTTATACCTTTCTGTCTTAAAAATCTTCGACAATCTCCCCTTGGTAAAACAAATTTTACTAAAAACTGTGATGTCTGAGCTACATTCTGTAACTTAGGCATTATATCTGATATTCCTCTTGGTCTTGGTGCTGGCACTCTAAATACTTCTATAGTATAGTTATTTAGATGGCTTATAGAGGAAAATACTATCCATCTTTTCCTAGAAAGTACAAAGGTGATCCAACTAATATCATTTACAGATCACTCTGGGAGAGAAAGTTTATGGTGTATTGTGACAAAAATGCAAAGATACTAGAGTGGGGAAGTG